GCGATTTGAAACTACATGTTTCAGATGATCCTCTTTTTATTCCTAAAAAAAAGGGGACTATTTGCTTTTTTCCAAGCTATGTGTTACATGAAGTAACTAAAGTTACTAAAGGAGAAAGGTTCACTATTGTGGGTTGGATAACTGGACCTCAATTTAAATAATGAATAAAGAAATAAAAACAGTATGTATTGTAGGTGGTGGCTCTGCAGGTTGGATGTCTGCTGCAACTATAACAAAACTCTTTCCAGAAATACAAGTATATCTAATTGAAAATCCTGACTTTAAAACTATTGGAGTTGGAGAAAGTACAATAGCTGGAATTAATTCTTGGTTAGATATTTTAGAAATTAAAGATAAAGATTTTATGGAAGCATGTGATGCTACTTATAAAACAGGTATTATGTTTAAAGATTTTTATCAAAAAGATACAGATAAATTTTTTTATCCTTTTCAAAAACCTTACGAACAAGGATTACCATTTGGAAAAAATGCATGGTTCTATAAAAAACAAATGAATCCAGCATTATCAAATAGTGATTATGCTAGATTTGTAGCTCCTATAACTCTTTTTGCTGACAAATATAAAATGCCTAGAAACCCTCAAGATATTCCAGGGTTTAATAGTAATACAGATATTGCTTACCACTTTGATGCAACTAAATTTGGACAATGGTTAAAAAATAAATTTATTAAACCAAACAAAGTTACTCATGTATTAGAAGAAATTAAATCTATTGAAACAGACGAGAACGGAATAAAAACTTTAAATAATAAATACACTGCTGATTTGTTTTTAGACTGTAGTGGTTTTAATTCAGTTCTTATGGAAAAACTAGGATGTAAAAAAAATAAAGCTCCTTCTAAAATGCTTATAAATAATCAAGCATGGGCAACTCATGTTCCTTATGATGAAAATAATAAAAAAGAAGAAATGAAACCTTATACTTTATGCACTGCTATAGATAATGGATGGGTTTGGGAAATACCTACTTGGGGAAGATTAGGTGTTGGTTATGTTCATTCTGACAAATACTGTGAAACTGAACAAGCTTTAGTAGAATTTCAAATTTATTTAAGAAATAAAGGATATCAATATAAAAATCTTAAATATAATTTAGTAAAGTTTGATACTTATAGACATGATAAGATGTTTGTTAAAAATGTTTGTTCTATAGGATTAGCATCTAGTTTTATAGAACCTTTAGAGTCAACTGGTTTATTTACAGTACATGATAACTTACTTGCATTAGCAAGATGTTTACACAGGCATAGACATATTACTCAATTAGATAGAGATAGTTTTAATGTTTATACTAATGTTAAATATGATGGTTATGTAGATTTTGTAGCTATGCATTTTTATGCATCAGTTAGAAATGATACTAGATATTGGAGATGGTTTAGAAATAATAGTGTTTTAGATTTATCTTATAATAAACAAGAAGAAATATTTTTAGATATTCATGCAAGAATGATTGAAAATTTTTACAGTTCTAGATATGGTTTTCATTATATTGCTGCAGGTATGAACTATGATCCACTTGATTTAATGTCTCCAGAAGCTTTTAAACAAGGATATGAAGAAGGTATTAATATAAGAAATGATTGGTTAACAAATGTAGAAGAACTAATAAAAAAAGAACCTACTCATTTTGAATATTTAAAAGATAAAATATATGGTTGATATAGTTGAAGGATACATGCCTGAACAAGATATTCAGGAAATAGAAAAACACGTTCTTAATAATTCACACTTCCCTTGGTTTTGGGAAGGTCGTACAACTTCGGATAGTTATCCTGCTATGATGCATGTAATGGTAGGACGATATGATGAACCACCTCTTACAGAATTTAAAATTAATTCTCCTTTCTTTCATTTATTTGAAAGAATATTTTTAGATTTTTGTCGTAAAAATAATATACAAGTTAATCAAATTTTAAGAGCAGCTGTTAACTTAACTTGGTATTCAGAAGATAAGTATGGAGATCCTCACGTAGATCATCCTGGAGAACATGGACATAAAGTGTGTATGATGTACTTACATGATTTAGATTGGGGACCTACTTTTATTTTTAATGAAAAAGGAATGGGTTGGGCTATAGATAAAGAAAATGATCAAATGAAAAATTATCAAGGGGAGTTTACTATTGCTAAAGAAGTTTCTTTTGAAAGAGGAAAAATAATTATTTTTCCAGGGGAGCACTGTCACGCTGCTGGGTTTGTAAAAAAATCTAATCAGAAAAGAGTTGCTGCAGTGATTACATTTAAATGAGTGAAACTTTAATACCTTTATTCTCATCACTAGTTATGGTTAGTGACATTCAACTTAACGAAACAGAAGAAAAAATTATTTTAGATTTTACAGATAAATGTAATTTTATAAAAACACGTGAAGAAGAAAACTCTTCTTCTATATCAGATGATTATTATGTTTTAGATGATCCACAATTAATACCTATAAGAAATAAAATAGCTATGGAAGTTAATAAATATATAGATCATTTACAATACGAAGGACAATTTGATTTTTCAAGTTCTTGGATAACTAAAACAAAACCTGGAGAACAAAGTCATTATCACACTCATAGTAATACTATTTTTAGTGGTATCTTTTATATTAAAACAAAAGATGATTGTGGTAGTGTAGCATTAACTGATTTTACTAAAACAAAATGGGGTATTAAAAAGAAAGAAGCTAACGTCTATAATTCTAGCACTTGGGAAATTACACCTTTAAAAAATAGAATTATTATTTTTCCATCAAATGTGCCACATAAAATAAATACTAATAGAACTAAACATACTAGATTTTCTTTACCTTTTAATGTAATACCATTAGGTAATATAGGAGCAGGGGAACAAAGGATAAATATAAATGCCAGATAAAGTTAGTCTTACACAACAGTTTATAAGGTTTGATACACCTTTTGATTTTAACAGTTTAGCTTTAATGTTAAGTAGTTATAATTTTGCATCTAAAATAACAAGTAATCATAATCAAGAGTATATTTTAGATAGTACCTTTCAAATAAAAAATGTAGATAAAGATCCTAAATTTTATTCTTTAATACAATTACTAAATAGTAAATTTAATAAAGAAGAAGAATATATTGATATGGATATATTTTATTCAACATCTGTTGGTGCATCAGGTATTACCCATAAAGATGAATATGCTGTTTATATTTTAGGAGTGTGTGGACATACTATTTATAAAATAGAACAAGAAGTTTTTGAAGTTTTTCCAGGAGATTTATTATGTATACCACCACATACTACTCATACAGCAATAGGTATGACACCTAGAATTATATTATCTTATGCTAAACCTCTTGAATCTCGTCCCCAAAACAGTAATATAAGATACAAATAATACGTTGTTAAATAAGGCAATAAAAGCTATATTGGGCTATGCTGCAGAAACTTAATTTTAAACCAGGATTTAATAAACAAGCCACCGAATCAGGCGCTGAAGGCGAATGGGTAGATGGAGATTTTGTTAGATTTAGATATGGACTACCTGAAAAAATAGGTGGTTGGGAACAGCTTACAGTTGCTAATGAAACATTACCTGGAGTAGCTAGAAAACAACATACATTTACTAGCTTTAAAGGTGAAAAATATGTAGCTATTGGAACGTCTCAAGGTTTATTCTTATACTATGGAGAAGCTTTTTATGACATTACTCCTTTAGATACAGCTATCACCGGAGCAAATTTTGATACTAATTTAAATTCTACTTCTGTCACTGTAAATAAAACAGGACATAATTTACCTCTTGGAAAATATATTACCTTTACAGCAGTAACTGCTCCCCCAGGATCAGGTTATGTAGATTCAGATTTTGAAACAGGGTCTTTTGAAATTGTTCAAATAAACGATGCAAACAGTTTTAATATTGTTATGAGAACTAATGCAACTGCTAACACAACAGGAGTTGGATCAGCTACAATTAATCCGTATGAAGATATTGGACCGGTTGCTCAAACAATAGGTTATGGTTGGGGAACATACATTTGGGGTGACTCAACATGGGGCACGGAAAGATCTACAAGTTCTGTGACTCTGGCACCAGGAAACTGGAGTCTTGATAATTTTGGAGAAGTATTAGTTGCAACTATATTTAATGGTAAAACATTTACTTGGGATGCAGGAGCAGCGAACCAAAGAACAATTAGAGCTTCTACAAGTACAACTAACTTTGCAACTACGAATAATCCAACTGCCACAAGAATTTCAATTGTATCAGATAGAGATAGACATTTATTTCATCTTGGAACAGAAACAACTATAGGCACACCTAATACTCAAGACCCGATGTTTGTAAGATTTTCTAATCAAGAAGATTTAAATACATACGCACCAACAGCAACTAACACTGCAGGGACTTTTAGATTAGATACAGGTAATGAGATTAGAGCAGCTATACAAGGTAAAGATTATATTTTTGTAGCAACTGATCTTGCAGCTTATGTAATTCAATTTGTAGGTCCACCTTTTACATTTAGTGTTAGACAAGTAGGTACTAATTGTGGATGTATTGGTCAAAACGCTATAGCTTATGCAAACGGTGCTGTGTGGTGGATGTCAGGAGAAGGAGGTTTTTTTGTTTATGATGGTACAGTTAAATCTTTACCATGTCTTGTAGAAGATTTTGTTTATTCAACTGATGGAAATAATTTAGGATTAAACTATGATGCCGCTGATGGTATTTATTGTGCACCTAATACTTTATATACAGAAATAAATTGGTTTTATGCTAAAGCTGGAGCTAAACATATAGATAGATGTGTTACTTATAACTATTCTGAAAATGTGTTTACTACTTCATCATTAGCTAGAACTACTTATACAGACCAAGGAGTATTTGATCATCCCTATGCTACTGAATATACTACCACTGCAACTCCTGTATTTTCAGGTATCTCTGGTCTTACTAATTTATTTGGAGCATCTACTTACTATTGTCATGAAAAAGGTGATGACCAGGTTAATAGTTCTGGTACCACTTCTATTAATTCTTATATTAGATCTGGAGATTACGATATTACTTCGAGAAGAAGTGGCTTAGGTATTCAAACTGGAGTTGTTGATTACCGAGGAGATGGAGAGTTTTTTATGTCTGTAAAAAGATTTATACCTGATTTTAAATACTTACGAGGAGATGCTACAGTTACTTTATTTATTAGTTCTTATCCTGATGCTACAGCAGTTAGCTCCCCTCTTGGACCCTTTACAATTACATCAACTACTGATAAAGTAGATACTAGAGCTAGAGGAAGATTAGTTTCTCTTAAAATAGCTAATGATGCTGTAGGTGAATCATGGAGATATGGTACACTTAGAGTAGATGCACAACCGGATGGAAGAAGATAATGTCGATAGATAAAAGAATAAATTATGAAGTACAAGGTGGTGTAAAAAACTATCTTGGTAAACAAAAAGAAGTTAAGGCTCCTGTGAAATGGCAGTCAAGTCCAGATCATCCTGAAACAGAATTAGCGTATATTACAAAAGCAGAAAAAGATTTATTAGTTAAAAAAGATTTACACGGTTCATTAAAAGGTGGAGTGAATAGAGGTCCATCAGGTATTATGAGTTTAAATGGTTGGGGATCAAAAGATCCTGGTCAAAACGTTTCTGGTGCAGCAGCAAGTGCTGCTGAAGCTGGATTAAACACATCGGATACATTGGCAGCGGGAATGTCTCATCAAGATGTTAAAGATTTTCAAGCTGCATCAGTTGCAGCAGGGGCAGGGCAAAGAGTTAACCCAGGTTTTTTTGATAGTAGAAATAGAGTAAGTCCGGACGTGATAGCAAGAGCTAAAGCATTTGATCCTAAGGCTTTTAAAAAAGGTAGAAATCAAGGATTGTTTTCTTTTCTTGGTGGCGGAGGGATTATAGGAAGTATAATTAGAAGTCTTGGACAAAGAGCTGGTTTAGGTAAAACTTATGATCAAGAAACTTATGACATGAGTAAGTTGAGTGGATTACCTTTAGGTGGATCTGCTGCTTTTGCAAATTTAGATATTAGAGATAAATGGAATAGAAGTGAAAAATTTCAAGACTATTTAGAATTTAAAAAATCAAATCCTAGTGATGTTACATTTGAAGAGTATATACAAAATATAGATCAATCTTATACTCCACCTGAAAAGAAAGATGGAATTATGGAGAACATAATGATTCCTATGAAAAAACCAAATCAGTTCTTTTTTGAAAATCAAGATCCAAGTTTTACTGAACAAGTACAACAGTACCATGAAGAATTATTAGACAATGAACCTGATATATCTCCATAATGGCTAAGTTAACTAACTATATACCTGAACCAAAACCAGAGTATGAAGTAGATAATCAAAGACAAATAATTGAGTCTTTAAATACTATGAAACAACAACTTAATTTTTCTTTTCAAGAAGATTTAAAAAACGAACAAGACGCTTTTAATTATTTTTTATCATGACAATACAATATAAAAATGCTAGCAAAGTATTAGATGGCACAGCAATGACAACTGTTTTAAGTATATCTACCTCAGCTGTTGCTATTATAAAATCAGTTTATTTATCTAATAATAGTACAGGAGCTGTGTTAGCTAACTGTGATTTAAGAGATTCTGGTTCAAGCACAGATGTAGAATTTTTTAGAAAAGACGTACCTGCTACAAGTACAATTAATGCTGCAGAACAGGGGTTGAATTTAGAAGCCGGAGATGCTATAAAAGTTCAAGCAGAAACTGCAGATAAGATAGAAGTTGTAGTTAGTTATGCTTTAATAAATAGAGAGAATGAAAACGGATAACATATATAAAATTGATTGTACGACTATAACTACTTATAGAAATACAAAAACTGGTGAAATATATAAAGATAAGAAAGAAGGACCCGATATTGTTACTGATGTAACAGTAGAGGTTTCTCCTAAAGGATTAGATTTAATGCAGAAAGTAATGAATAAACAAAGTGAAACCAAAAATAATAAATAACGTTTTAACTAAAGAAAATCTTTTTCAGTTATATGATAGTCTTATTGCTGATAACATGTGGAATTTAACTAGAAGTTCTCAAGGAACTGTAGCAGGTTCTTTTCCAGGGTGCACTTTTATAAATAATGGAGAGCCTGTTTACAATAATCCCTATTGGATAGGATACTTTACTTGTCTATTTGATACTTTAAATCAAAAATTAACTGAACAACATAATTTTCAACTCTATAAAAAAATAAAACGAATAGCTTTAAATGCAACTAATAATAATTATTACACAGAATTTCATGCAGATGAAAAACTTATGTATAGTATTGTTGGTTTTCTTACACCACAATGGTCAGAGGAATGGGGTGGAGAATTAAATATAGAAGGCGAAATAATTAAATATAAACCTGGTGATTTTGTTTTATTTAATTCTGAACAACTACATAAATCACAAGAAATAAATAAACAATTACCATATTGGAGGGTATCTATAAATTATGTTATTGAGAAATGAAAAACCTAAAGGCGGCACAGAGTTACAATACAGTTACTTAGAGAAGTATGTAGATAAAAAATTATTAGATCAAGTACAAATTACAACATCTGTACCAGAAAAAATTCCATTACATCCTACAAAGATAAATATTCTTTGGCAAAAAAATTCTTGGGATCAACCTAATTTACATCCATGGTTTAAAGATAAATCTAATCATAGTAAATATGACTGGTATGTATTTAATTCACATTGGAATTATGAAAAATTTAGAATGATGTTTGGTTTACCTTTAGAAAAATGCATAGTAATTAAAAATGGTATTGAAAATATACAAAAAGCTAAACCATATGAGCAAGGTCAGCCTATTAAAATAATACATCAAAATACACCGTGGCGTGGTTTATCTGTATTACTAGGTGCTATGCAATTAGTAAAAAATCCTTTGATTACTTTAGATGTATATTCATCTACAGAAGTTTATGGAAAAGAATTTTATGAACAGAATGATCATAACTACAAAGCACTTTATGAACAGGCTGAAAAATTACCTAACGTAAATTACATTGGTTACAAACCAAATAGTTATATTACAGAAAATATGCATAAATATAATATGTATGTGTATCCAAGTATTTTTGAAGAAACTTTTTGTATATCTTTATTAGAAGCTATGGCTGGAGGTTTATATTGTATTACTACAAACTTAGGAGCTATCTTTGAAACAGGTGCGGAGTTTCCAATGTATATTCCTTTTGATGATGATTATAAAAGATTAGCATCTAAATTTGGTTATGGTATTGAAGCTGCTGCTAATACATTACATCAACAACAAATACATAATCACATAGAATCACAATCTCACTATGCTAATATATATTACAATTGGAGTAAACAAGGAGCAGCATGGACAAGATTTTTAACAGGAGCATTAAATGCAAAAAAGTAATAAAGCGCAAGGCGCAAACAATGAACCCATCTGGTTTACTGAAAGTAATAAGAATGTAACAGAAGTAAATTTAGGTGCTCATTCACCATATAAAATTATGGTATGTACCCCTTGCCATAGTGATACTTCAATGCACTACACTCAAGCAGTTTTAAAATTTCAACAAGATTGTATGCAAAGAAAAATACAAGTTAGTTTTACTTTGATGAAATCCTCTTTAGTTACTCAAGGTAGAAATTTGTGTGTAGCTGAAACTTTAAACCACGAAGACGGTTACACACATTTATTATTTATAGACTCAGATATAGACTTTCAATCATCTACTATATTTAAAATGTTAGAGTTAGATAAAGATGTTATAGCCTGTCCTTACCCTATGAAAATGTTAGATTGGGATAAGGTATGGAGAAGAGTCAATACTAAAGAAGATGCTATTACATCTGCACAAGATTTAGCTAGAGCTGGTTATACCTACCCTTTAAAAGTAGAAGATCAAAATAACATACATAGCGAGAAGGGACTAATAGAAGTAACTCATGCTCCTACCGGATGTATGTTAATTAAAAGAGAAGTGTTAGAAAAAATGATTAAACACTATCCAGAGCTAGAAATATTTCAACCTACCTATATTAATGGTAAGGAAGAAAAAAAACTTAATATGTGGAATTTATTTGATACTATTCATGACCCTAAAACTAAACGTTATTTTGGAGAAGACTTTGGTTTTTGTCAAAGATGGGGTGATATGGGTGGTAAAGTATATATCTATGTAATGGATGTTATTACACATGTTGGAGAGTTCCAATATTGTGGTCGTTTCTTTGATGATTTATATCAAGGTAGCAGGCCTGTAAAACCCATTGACGAAGACAAAAAAATCAAATAAAGTATTACATTACAGGATTTCTACGCCTGCTCAACAGTATAAATATATTTAAATTATGGCGATATCAAGAATGCAACAACCCAGACAACAATACGGACTCGGAAGTATAGTAAAAGGAGTTAAGAAAGCCGTCAAAGGTGTAACTAAAGGCGTTAAAAAATTTGCTAAATCTGATCTTGGTAAAGCAGCAATGTTATATTTTGGTGGTAACATGCTTCAAGGTAATGCAATGTTTGGCAATCCTTTCACTGGAAGAATAACTGATTTTGTTGCAAGTAAAGGTATACCTTCAGTTTTTACAAATGCTGTAGAAGGATATAAAAATTTAGAAGGTCCTAAAAAGTTTTTAGCACAAGCTGGTATAGGAACTGCAATAAGTGGTGGACTAGCTGCTTTAATGAATGAAGATGAAGAAACAAGAGAAATGGCCTCACAAGACGTAGGAGCATTGAGAAAATACCTATCCTCTTATTATTCTAATTTAGGATATAATGTAGATCAAATAGCAGAAAATGTAGAGAGAGATACTTCTGAATATGGTTATGCTAATGGTGGTAGAATTGGTTATGCTTTTGGAGACAAAGTAGAGATGGCTGCAGGTATTGAAGGACTTCCAATTAATATTAATCCTAAAGGTGTGAAAGAATTAGACCTTAGAGAAACAGGTGGATTTATTGCACCAGTTGGTGTAAAAGAAAAGGCAGATGACATTCCTGCAATGTTATCAAACAATGAATTTGTATTTACTGCCGATGCTGTAAGAGCAGCAGGTGGTGGTAGTGTAGATAAAGGTGCTCAACTTATGTATGACACCATGAAGAAACTCGAATCAAAGGTAGTATAATGGCTGACGTAGTACAACAACAGGTTTTACCAGCTCCGTTTATTGAAGCGGCAGCTAAACCATATTTACAAGAATTAACATCCGCAGTTGGTGATTTTAAAAATCAAGATCTTTCCAAAATATTTGGTTCACAATTTATAGCTGGACAAGATCCTTTACAAGCTCAAGCTCAACAAGCAGCAACACAAGGTATTGGTGCTTATCAACAATTTTTAAATGCAGCACAAGCTTCAGCAGGGCCAACAGGTTATCAACAATTTATGTCTCCGTATCAACAAGATGTAATTGATACAACATTAGCCGAGTATGATGTACAAGCAAAAAAAGGAATTCCAAGTATTGCAGCGCAAGCAATAGGAGCTGGTGCATTTGGTGGTGGTAGAGAAGGTGTACAAAGAGCTGTATATCAAGGAGAATCAGATAGAAACAGAGCGGCACTACAGGCACAATTATTACAACAAGGTTTCAGTCAAGCAAATCAATTAGCTCAACAGAATATGGCTAATCAATTACAATTAGGTACTGCACAACAAGGTTTCCTAGGTCAAGATGTTGGAGTCTTATCTACTTTGGGTGCACAAAACCAAGCTTTAAATCAAGCGCAGTTATCTGCTCAACAACAATTAGCACAACAACAAGCAAACCAAAAATTACAAGCAGCACAAACATTAGGTGCGGGTATTACTGGTCTAATATCTGGATACCCTGGACAAACTACAACTCAATCTTCGCCATCACCTACTTTAGCTCAAACAGCATTAGGAACTGGAGCAACGCTTGCAGGTATCTATAGAGGTTTCGGGTTAGGTAAGGATTAATGAAAACATTTAGAAGACCTATGTTTAGAAAAGGTGGTAACGTTGGTTCAGGCGTTATGACTGGTATTGTAGACAGAGGTAATTATTCAAGTGGTACTCCTCAACTTAAAGTAAATGAAGAAGACATTACAGATTACATTTCTTTAGTTAAAGGTAATGAACCTAAAGCAGATCCTTTAACAGATTTCTTATTACAGTTTGGACCTAACTTATTATCAGCGACACCTAGAGGTGGTGGTGGATTTAAAGGTTTATTATCTACAGCAGGTGGTGCAGCTAAAGAACCATTACAAGATTTAATTAAAAATAAAAGAGCACAGAGAAGTGAAGACCTTGCATTAAGAGCTAAAGCTATTGACACATTAGGTGTTGATCAACTTAAAAAAGTAAGAGCACAAGCTGAGTTATCTGTGGGACCCCAATTAGAAAATGAAACTTCAGAAGAATATGCAGCTAGAGTAGAAAAGAAAATGGGTGAGTTTATTGATTCTACTTATTCTAAACAACCATTCTTAAAAACAGATTCACCAGAAGAAAAAATATTTAATTATGCAGAGTTAATGGTTAAATCAGGGGACATGAAAGACATGCCTACTGCTAAGAATAGATCAAACTTTGAATTAAATAATTATGACAAATTAAAAGCTGCTAAAGTAAATATACAATTACCAAGAGCTAAAAAATTATATCGAAAAGGTAATCTTAGAAAAGATGTAAACCCTGGAGTTTACTATGATGATATAACAGATACTTACACTAGAGTTGGTGTTAATGAAAATGGAACTCCATTCATACAACAATCTAACATTACATTTGACGAACTAATACAAAACTAGGAGGCTAAATGGCATACGATACAGATTTCGATCCAGAAGGCTTCATGGGTTTAGGTGATGAGGAATTAGGTAATGAAAGAAATGCTTTTAGTGCAGCACTAGCAGGTGTGGCATCAGGTATAATAAAAATACCTGAAGGTGTAGTTTCATTAGGAGCAGAGTTAATTGACTTAGGTGCAGGTACAGATCTTGCAACAGACGTAGAAGTATTTTTTGATAAGATAAATCCATTTGAAGAGATTGCGCAAGAAAAAGCAGCGGGTAGATTAGTTGAAGCATTAGTACAGATTGGTGTACCAGGAGCTATTGGTTTTAACGTTGCACGTAAGATAGCAACAAAAGCTTTGCAAGCTAAAAAAGCTAACAAATATTTAGATCTTAAAAGACCAGATTTAATTAAAGGTGCGACCAAAGCAAATGAATTAAATAAGTCAGCTAAAAGAATAAGATTTGCAGCCGCAGTTAGTGGCGGAGCAGCGGGGGAAACGCTAGTAGCAAACGTTGAAGATATAGGAAGTATTGGAGATGTATTAGGAGGACCAACAGATTTAGATGATGAAGCTTTAGCTGATCCATCAAAAGATGCTGGTAGAAAGTTATTAAACAGAATTAAGTTTGGTGGAGAGTCTTTGTTTATTACACCTATTGTTTATGGTGTAGGTAGAGGTATTAAAGAAGCTGCTACTATGGGTAAGAATATTGAGTTTAGTAATTCAAAACTAAGTAGATTTTTTAATAGTATATTCAGTGCAGTAAGAGCAAGAGGTGCTAAACCACAAAAAATATTTGAAGAAAAGATGGCTGAAAAAGGAGCTACCATGGCTGATACTAATGAAGCTATGAGACTTGTTAAAGAAATAGATAAGCCATTAAATAAAATGTTTCCAACTGTAAAAACTATTTTTAATCAATCTACTGGTAAAGAAAAAGCAGAGGTATTAGAGACTATTAATGATGCTATGTTTTCTGGTGATCTAACTAAAGGTATTAAAGATGATATAGTAGTTGATCTTACAAAAAAACTAAAAACAAAAGGATTAAAAAAAGCAGAGATTAATGAATTATTTGGTACACTAGGTAAAGCAAGAAATGCTTTTACTACTCTTATTTCAACAGCTACTAAATTAGGTGGTGACATGACAAACGTTACACCTTTAAAAACAATAATGGGCCAAAGGGTAAAAGATTATTTAGGTGGTACATACAGAGTCTTTGAAGACAAACCTGTATTACCATTTGTTAGATACACACCTACTAATGAAGCATACAAAAATGCTAGAGATTTATTTGTAAGATACGCAGCTAAAGCTGGTAAACCTTTTGAAAGTATTAATCAAGTGGACGAACAATTAAATAGATTAATAGATACTGCACTTGCAGCTAAGAAACCAAACGAGTTACCATTTTTTAAATACACATCTAAGACTGCAGAAAATGATGATGGCTTAACTAAAAAATTTTTTAAACAAGTATTAGTAAAAGACGCTGAAGGTAAAGTACTAACTGGTAAAAGAAGAGCTTCTGCATTAAGAGGTGCTGGTAGAAAAGGTGACATCATTGAACCTGTTGGTAAAGGTAGTAAAATATTTAGAGAATTTTTTGGTGAAATGTCTGACCCTAGATTCTCATTATACAATGGTATGACAAGACTTTCTTCAGTTGCTAGAAAAAATCAAATGTTTCAAAGATTAGATGATCAAGATTATTTTAGAAAACAAGCTGTAAAAGAAATAGAAGCTGCCGGGGGAACTGTTCCAGCAGGGACCAAAGGGTTTTTCTTTGGAACTAGAAACGCAGCAGAGAATGCATTACCTAATCAAGAGATTGTAAAGCTAGATGATTATGTGGCAAATGCATTTAAAGATGACTATGCTGTTAATCCTTTAGCTGGTAAATATACATCAAGAGCTATTGCAGATGGATTATCTGAGAGTGGTAAGATTTTAAAATTTTTATTTGAACCAAGAAAAGATGCAACAGGCGTCGAGAAACTAGCAACATGGGGCTATCGTAATTTAATTTTATTCCCCAAAGCTGCATCACAGGTGGCTAAAACAATCCTTGCACCAGTAACTCACTTTAGAAATATATTTTCTGCAACAGGATTCTCTGCAGCTAATGGTATCTTTTTTGAAAACCCTGCAGTAGTTGCTAAAGCTTTTAATGAAGCTCTTAAAACAGTGGAACCAGGTGTAGGTATTAAAAAATTTGCATCTAAATATACACCTTACAAATATAGTGAACAAGAATTTCAAAACGCATACAGAAAATTTTTAAGATTAGGTGTTGTTAACTCACAAACAAACGTAAACGATTTTAAAAATATATTAGGAGATATAGGTTACGGTGGTAATTTAAATTTAGAAAAACCATTAGAGTCTATGGGTAGAAAACTTTTAGGTTCAGCTGGACGTGGAGCTAAAGCTTTTATGAAAGGTGCTGAAGATTTATACACAGCTGAGGATGATATGTTTAAGATAGCTAACTTTGCTGTTGAAAGATACAGATTAAAAAATGCATATGGTAGAGCTGGTAAAGAATTTACAGAAGAGATGTTAGATAATGAAGCAGCGGACATTGTAAGAAATACAGTTCCAAACTATGCTTATGTATCAGATACTGTTAGAGCATTAAGACGTCTACCTCTTGGTACCTTTATGTCTTTCCCATCTGAGATATTAAGAACAACAACTAACATTGGTCAAAGAGCTATCAAAGAAATAAAAGATCCAGCGTTAAGAAACATTGGTATTAAAAGATTACTAGGTATGACAACTGTATTAGCTGCAGCGCCTTATGGAATACAAAAAGGTTTTCAATCTTTATACGACGTTACCAACGAAGAACTCGAAGCTATTAAAAGATACTTACCTAAATGGTCAGAGAACTCAACTATTCTACCTATCAGAGATGAAGAAACAGGTGAATTAAAGTACATCGATTTTAGTCATGGTAATGCATACGACGTAGCTATTAGACCATTACAAACTTTATTAAATAATATTCAAAATGGAATTGAAGATGAAGAAGTTTTAATGAAAGGTTTATTACAAGGTATGGCAGAATCTGCTGGTGAGCTTGCATCACCATTTATATCTGAATCTATTTACACAGAAGCACTAACAGATTTAACATTAAGAAATGGTGTAACAGATGATGGTAGAGCATTATGGAATGACAACACTCCAGGTGGTGACAAAATTAAAATTGGTATTGATCACCTTGCACAATCAATGCTACCTTTTTCATATCCACAGTTAACAAGATTATACCAAGCAGCAGCAGATAAACCATCAAAGCGTGGTGAGTTCTTTGAATTACCAGATGAGCTTTTAGGTTTTGCTGGATACAGAGCTGTTAAGTTAGATCCTGTTAGAGCAATGGGATTTAAGATTGCTCAATATCAAAGAGGACTTAGAGAAGCTAGAGGTTTATTTACAGGTGGTGCAGACTCATTATTATCTGGAGGACCTAAAACTCCTGTAGAAGTTATTGATAAATTTATTAAAGCAAACAAAGCAAGATTTAATGTACAAAAAAATATGTTAAAAAATATTGAAGCTGCAGACATACTAGGTGCAGATGAAGATGATATATTTAAAGAGTTTAAAGATA